AGCACGAGTATTTGAGTCTATTCGAAACTGACTTCCTGCTTTATATTTTTTTCCATTGAGTGTATCTGCTTGAGTTAGTTTCCCAACTACTACAATAGCATGTTCTGGTATAAATTGTGATAGATATTTCTTTGCTCTATTCCATCTACCTTCGGTATCTCTCTGACAGAATAATTCTTCTAGTAATGCAAATAATTGATACGGCATCCAATATGCATCAATTATTCCACTTTCTTTAATGCTTACGTATGGAACGATATCTCCCTGTTTATTTGTAATTACAGGTAATTCGGGCAACTCAATACCCATTACTTCCGTTTGGAAGTGTGATTTGTTTGACATGATAATTTAAAAATAATCCACTTCCCAAAGCAGGTTGCGGTTGAATTTATTTCACTTCCAAAAGAAGGTCGTGAAACTTAAGGATATTATAGCATAAAAAAAAGAGACCCACAAGGGGTCTCTTTGAAGTGAAAATGGAATATATCCATCTGTATCACATTAGGTTCTTCACAGCAACACGTCTGTAATAACGGTTGGAGTTGATGTTGAGGTTTCCTAGACCCTGGAAAGTACCTTCTGAGAATGGGTTCGCTACTAAACCGTAACGAGTCTTAAAGCCAATCTTTGGTTGGAAGGTGTTTTCTCCCACTGCACGAACCATCTGTAGTGGAACGTAAGGGCAGTAGAATATACCAGCGTCATAAGGTGAAGTACCTTTGTAACCAACAACATAGTACTGGTTGCCAGGTGAGGCATTACCACTGGTAAGGTTAGCAGAATAAGGGTCGATGTATACTCTGTACTTACCTTGAAGAACACCAGCAAATGTATTGCCTGTGTCATCAACGTTAAGATTAGCGTTAAGCGCAGGAGTATAATCAAGAACACCAGCCATAGTTAGAGCACTAGCAACGTCTGCAGAGCAGAGGATGATGTTACCCTTTCCACGACGAGTTCTTTGTGCGATTGCGTTAGCATCACGCTCGATTTGGAATAGAAGTCCTTTGAACTTCTCAACTGACCATCTACCGTTGGAGTCAACGTCTAAGTCGAAGATACCACTAGTAGCAACGTTTTGGACAGCGCCTTGTTCAGCAACCTTGTAGATAGTACGGATAACTTCTCGGTTGATTTCAGCAAGTATCTCTGTAGAGAGAATATTTGCCAACTCAGCCTCGGCGTTTAGTCCGTGGATTGCTTTCAAGTCTTGAGCCAGTTCCAGACTGTACTCAGCTTTGAGTGCTCTGGACTTCGCAGTCACAGTAACTTTCTCAATGCTGAACGCCATCTGGTTAAAGGCGTTCGAGGTTTCGGAATCACCGAGTGCCTCAGCCTCTCCAGTTGACATACCTTGACCAACTCTGTATCCAATAGAGGATGCAGAAGAAACTGGGTTCAGTACAGCAGGGTTGGAATTGGACTGGTTGGTTGTACCCATACCAGCGTTTGGATCTGTCCAACCGGCGGTTAAAGTACGGTTTGGAGCGTTTTCGCCAGAGAATGCAGAGTTGACTTCGTTGTAGAATGTCTCTGTTCCTGTTTGCGACTCGTAGCGAGAGCGCATTGCGAAGATAAGTCCAGTAGGACCGCTCATTGGTTGAACGCCAGCCAAATCATAAGCGATAAGGTTAGGCATTGAACGTCTAATCAATGAGATTAGAACGGGATCGAAGTTAGCAATGTTAGCACCAGTGCTGTTAGTAGGTGCTGCTTCCGCAAGGTTTAAACCCTGTTGGAATGATTGCTCTTCATTTAAAAACTTTTCTTGGTTTTCGAGCAGGACTGCGGTAACCGCCTTACGATGATTGTCTTTGATAGGATCAAGACCTTCATACTCTAGGAGTGGCTTCCACTTTTCCTGCAACTGTTCAGATTGGAACATTTGCTTAATTAGTTAAAGTGTGTGTTTGATTAATATTAAATTCATTGCTTAAATGCTGAAAGTGTCTTCAGATAGTTGGCCATTGAGCCTGTCATATCGGCAGGAACTGCGGTTTCGCCTTCTGAAAGGGTTTCAGTTTTAGCTGTTGATGTACCTTTAGCAGGGAAATAAGACTCCCTTAAAGTAACCAACTTTTCACGATACTCTTCGTCACTATCAAACTCTACACTTTCGGAAAGTGAAGCGAGCTTCTCTTTCTGGGTGGCAGCAAGGCCATCAGAAACAGATTCGAGAATACCATCAGCAGTGGCCTCAGCGAGACTTCTGTTGAGTGTAATATTTTTCTCTATTTGCTCATTGAGCTTGGTTTCCATATCATCTAGTTTTTCTACCATACTCTCAAGGACATCATATTTGTCTTCAGGGATAGTTACATAATGTTCTTCAAAAAGACTCTTCATACCAGTAAGGAAGGATTCCGTCATTTCGGATTTAAGTCCTGCCTCAACTGCGAGTGCGTTCTCAGCGAACCACTCATCGGCAACATACTCTAGATAAGAATCAACTCTTTCAGAGAGTTCTTCTTTGGCTTCTGCTACACCTTCAGCGAGTTTTCCATCGTACTCTGCTTGAAGTTGTTCCTTGATGGTTGCCACCTTGGAGTTAATAGCAGCTTCAAAAATAGTTTTTGCTTTTGCTCTAAAGTCTTCGGAAAGTTCTTCTCCGCCTAAGAGAGCATTAACATCATCTTCGAGGTTATATTCAGGGGTTTCCTCAACAACTTGATCTTCTGCTACCACTTCCTCCTCGGTTGTTGGCTCTTCAGAAACGATTTCTTGATCGTCTTCTAGTTCCACCTCATCACCGGATGCGATGGCATTCTTTAACTTGCCCATGGGTTCTGCTGGTAGTCCTTTAGGTTTGCGAGTGTTTACGATGTCTTTAACCTGTTTCAAGGTTTTACCAGGAGTGTTAAGTTTCGCGGAATCATCCGTTGGACTATAGTTTTCCGGCGTAGGTCCTCCTAAGACCTCATACTCCGTAGGATTTCCTGGGGTGATGTTGTTGACTTTCTGCATCGGTTCTGCTGGTGATGCGTTTGCATTAGCAGCGGTCTTCGATTGCTTCACGTCTTCTTCCATCTTTTGTAATTTTGTACCACGAGACATTTGAACAGCTCCGATTTACCTGTAATTAAACCTATTTTTATTTATATATTTACAAATTAGAAAGAAAATCATTAAAAAGATCTAATTTCTTTTCGTCAAGTTGTTTTTGGGTTACTAAAGTGTTAATTTCTCTATAAGCTTTAGCAGCGGCCCTCTCTCGAAGGATTCCACCATCCCAAACCCAGTCCTTTCCTTCCATAATGCCTTCAACAAAAGCATCAGGAGCAGAAGGATCAGCAACAATGTCAGCAGCAGTTGCTAACATAAAATCATCACCAACTACATTGACTCCCTCACGAGTTGCTTTTAGGGAACCAATACCACGAGATGAAACTCCAAGTTTTACTCCTTCCTCTACGAGATTAGAAGCAATTTTACCCATTGGAGTACCGAGAATTTTCGCTTTACCTACAAAGTTATTACCTTGTTCTTTAAGCGAAATAATTTTATGAGAAACCCTATCGAGGTTTACAGTTGGACCTTCGGGATGTCCGAGTTCTCCAAGTGCTCTCCCAGATTGAATATGATTCTCATTATAGCGTCCAACTTCCTTACGGAGAGTTTCCATGGGATACATTCTACCATTACGGTTTTGAATGTTTCCTTGTAGGAAAACACCTTCAATATACATTGATTTCTTGCCATTTCTATTTTCGACAAGAAACTCAACGGTTTCGACTTCTTCTCTAATGAGTTTCATTAGGCATCTCCAGAAACTTGAACTTGCTGATAATATAAAGAACCGGCACCTAGTCCGAACGCACTAATCTTAAATGATTTTCTTACCGAACCGGGAGTAGCACCATTGTAAGCAGTTGTAATACCACTAGTATTAGCATCAACCGTTATTTTAGGTTGATTATATCCATCAGGGGAAACATCAGAAGTAATGGAAATGATTTTAACATGACTTAAATTCCAATTTGAATCATTAGCATCTTCTACTGTTAGATAATCATCAGTATTGAAAGGATATTCGGTACCTTCAGGCAAGGTGATAACAGTTTCGGCCGTAGATGTCGCACTACCTGCCAGTGCATGAACAGAAGCAGAACCTCTAGATAAAAAGTGAGTTGCTGTTGTTCCCGATGGAACAGCATAATTCGCTAAAGTAGCAGCAGTGCCGCCTGTGTTAATTGCGACAAAAGCATCTGCGTTATGTGCATACAATCTTATCGCATTTGATTTAACAGCAAAAGAATCGCTCAAATTAGCAGAACTTGCTGCTAATGCTACTGATGCTCCCGCTCCTACTGGATTATGCGCCATTATCGTTTAGCCGTATAGTAGTTCATTAATAGTTATTTATAGATTTACGCTTCTGCTTCAATTTCCTCCGGAGTTTTATCTCCGCTAATTACCGCAGACGCATTATCTATTTCTTGCTCAAGTTCATCACTTGATTCCTCTTCATTACCAAACATAGAATTAGCTACACTAGTTTTATAATCATCTACTTTAGTAGCAGATTTTGTATATAAAATCTCTTTAATTTTATCGCTAATTTGAGATGGTGATTCGTCAGAAGTCATTAAATCCATAAGTTCATCCATAGTCTATACCATATATTGTGTAAGGAATCCTTAATATTTATATTTCACCACCTTTAGGCATTTGTGCTTTATTAGTTTCTAAGTCTACGGTGGAGTCAATAGTATTAGTTGCAACTTCAGGAGCTGCTAATTGTTGTTCACTTCCCGCTGCTGGATCAGGAGGTAATAATGCTCCTGTTCCTTCAGGGTCTAATACCATATCAGCAGGATCTGGAATAATACCATCTTTAATTTCCTGCTCAATAATCTTATCTTGTTCAATGATTTCTTCGTCTGTTTGACGTAAAATCTTACGTCTTACATAATCTTGGGAGAAATATTTACCAACATAAGGTTCTGCAACTTGAACCATGCTTACTCTTTCATTGAATAATTCTGCTTCTTTTAACTCAGAGAAATGATTATCATATAAGAAATCAAACTGAATATGTTCTTCCATTATATCCCAATCTTCTGGGGTAATAATATTCTTTAAAAGTAATTGTGTTTTCAGCATATCTAAGAACATTGCTGAAAATCTTTTTCTTAAACGAGATACAAACTTACTAAATTTAACTTCATCTCTTAAGATTTCAGAAGATCTCCCCAAGTTAAACCCACCATCTCCTTCA